TCATCAGTATCATTTACTACTGGTAAATAAATGTAAGTCTTAGTTATGTATGTATCATTGTCATTCTTTACTTTTGCTGTTAATTTAACTGCATATTTCGGATTAAAGAATTTAGTTCTATCTCTATTCTGTAATGAAACTCTCCATTCGAACGGTATAGTCCACTCAAATATACCCTTATTTGCTCCACTACAAGTAACTGTATCTGTTGAAGTTATTGTTTTATTGTATGTTAATACAGTGTTAAATGGATTAGTAAAATAGTTTTCAAATTCTTCTGCATATTGGTTTGTATTAACTTCGCTTTCAGTATCTAATTTCGGTAGAACATAGATTAGTTTTTTCAAGTAATTGTAATTGCTATTAAACCAACGAGAATCAAGCACTAAATCATAACCAGTGATTTGTCTAAAGTACTTTTGGTATAATTGATACAATCTACTTACATAGATATATGGTTGCTGTTCATAACATCGGTATTCACACATTACACTTTCGTTTATTTCATCATCTGAAAAGTCTATATCTATTTCTGCTGAATCACTTACCTTAAATAACCCTGCTATGTTATTTCCAATCTTCCATTTGGTTTTATCAAAATTACCATATTCGTTAAAGTTCACTGGTATAAATCCTGCAGTTTGGGTAAAGCGTTTTGTAATGTCTTCTATATTAGTAAAATCATTAAATGAAAATAAAAAATTATCATCTTCAAAAGATGCTTTTACTAACTGAGGTGTTAATAAATTACCTTCTAATACGTCATCTTCTATCTGGAAATAATCAAAGTCATTAGGATTTGGGTTATCTGCCCAACCACTATTTAATGCTTTTAGGAATATGTTTGTTAATGAACCATTTAACGCAAAAGTATAATGGGTGTCATTGATTGCAATTAAAGCAGTTGAACCATTAGATACTATTTGATTGTCTATTATATACATAAATTCTAATTTAGTATTAGTTGAAAAATCTTGTAAAACGCTATCCAATCTAAATACATTTTCAAATAGTTTATCGTTCTTCGGGGTTCTTTCAATATTGATATTATAACTGTATTCTGCTTGGTATAGGGTAGGATTAGTTAATGAATTTAAATTATAGTTAAGTGATATAACTTCATTCTCATTATTTAACTCTACTTCCTCCCACTTATTATTTATTTTTAGGTATAACATTCTCTTAATAGTTTATAGTTGTTATTTGTTTTAATGTTGCTGTGAAAAATTTAGCGTTATTATTGCGAATAAAGGCACTGGTTGCATCTTCTACTGTGCAGTAGTATATTTCATCGTTTAATGTATTATAAAGCACTACAAACGAACTCTGCAACATATTTTGGTATGCTTGGTATTCTTCATTGGTTAATTTTTTTGTTTTAATGTTAAACGATTGCTTTGTTTTACTCTTAACTACTATGTCTTCTTGGTAGATATTTTTTAAGGTAGTACGTTCATAGTCATTTACTATTTCAACATTAACTACTACTACAGAATGAAAACCATAAGCATCTAACCAACTTAAATACCAATCGCTACAACAAGTATCTATTGATGCTAACTTACCTATAATATCATTTCCATAAGATAAGAATAAATTGTTTCCGTCTGCTAATATATCTCCTACTTCTATTTCAGCATTTAATGGTTTATAGTCTTTACCAAATACAGTAGTAGCATTACCACCACTAATAACTAAACTACTACCAACACTACCAATTAAATTTAGCACAGTATCATTACCTACATTTTCAAGTTCGTTGTATAAAGTAAGTAATGGAATGTTTATTATGTAATTGCCACATATACCATTGGTTAATTTAAGATTTGGTGTACTATCAGTTTTTATACTTGCTACTGCATTGTTGTAAGTAATCAAAGGTACTGTTATGAAATAATTGTCGCTCTTAATAAATGGTATATGATTTTCAATAATTGAGTTATTATAGGTTTTTACGTCTGGTAAAATAAAATTAGTATAAGGTTGTGGATGCTCAACCTCAAATATAGTAAATTCTGTTTTGTATGTATTTAGTAATTCATCATCATTGTATAACTCTATCTTAATCAGTGAATTAACTAAATCAGCATTATTAGTTTCTTCGTTTTTAACATTACTACTTTGCCATACTCCTTGAATTTGACTGCATTGAGTATTGCTATTAAAACCAATACGCTGTCTGTAGATAGCATTGTTAATTATACTTGTATAATCTATGGTAGTTTTTCCATTGATTACTAATGACCTACCTTCATACAGTTTAATGTACTTGATTATAAATGAGTTATCATCTTTATACCCCAAAGATATAATATATTTGATATAATTGTTATTTGGCACATCCAATACCTCAAAAGTACGTCTAAATTGTTTATAAGTCTTATATTGCATCGTTTTTAATTAAAAATATAGAAAATAAAAGCAGTCCAAAATAACTCTGAACTGCTTTATATTCTACTTGAAATTACATTTGAATTGAGAACTAAATATTTTTTCTTGCTCTGCTTTGCTGTATTGACTTAAAATGCCTTTCTCATACAAATTGTACTCTGCTTCTCTGCGTGCTACTAACCCTTGTAATACTTCTCCATTTGCTTTATTCCAACGCTTAAACTGTATGTATATATCTTTCAAGTTATTCTTATTTTCTCTTATAATTCTCAACAGTGTTGATTTACCAAATGCTGTTATTCCACAATTGTAAGCAAATGATGTTAATGCTGATAAGGAATGAGGATGCAATTTAGTACATAACTCATTACCTAACAATAATTTAACTTGATATTCAAATTCATCTACTGTTCTCTGTAATAGTGCGTTTGCTTCTTCTTGTGTTATTTTATCTCCTTCTTTTACTTTCTCTCCATTGGTATATCTTGTACTGCCGTATCCTATTGTCCATACACCTGCAGGGCATTTGTATGCTTTTAACCTGCAACCTTCAAAATGTTTAATTAACTCATAACCGTCAATTGTCATTCATTTATATATTTAATTCATTATTTATTATATTTTTCGATTCATCTAAATCTTTAACGATGAAATATTTAAAACCTAATGCTTCTACTCGCTTTTGAAAGTTTATCTGTTCTGTTGATTGTCTCCCCTTCGGTGCTTTGCATTCTATGAATAGAATACCATTTAGGAATACTAATATTAAATCGCTTACACCACTTAGCATACCAAGTTTTTTGAAATAACCTCGTCTTCGGTAAGTTGCTTCGTTCGGTATGCTAAACAGTAGTACTTGTGGGTAATTAGTTCTTACATAGTTCACTATAGATGCTTGCAAATCTGCTTCTTGTTTCATTGTTCTTTTCTAATAAAATAGAAAAATACAAAACCCAGTGAACTTGCATCTTTTAGTCCACTGGGGCATCAATCAATAATAAAATAAAACAATAAAAATAAAATATGAGAAAAAAATTAAAAAACTCTTTTCTTATAAAATAGAAATATATTTCTTGTTCAACGCAAAACTAATTCCTTTTGCATCTTTACTACATTCTAATATATTACTTTTACATAAAAATCTCAACTCTTGTTTAACTTCATCAACAGTAGTAAAGCATTTTTTTGCTAACAACTTGAAACCACCATAGTATCTATTATCACCGAAAGTCCGAATTATAGATATTAGAGTCGCTTGGAGTAGATTTAATTTAATATTACTTTTTAGTTCTATTGAGTTTAATATATTATATTTAATTGCTGTATAACTGTTGTCTGTTTTTGGTATCTCAATATCATTTACAATCCTATTATATACCTCATTTATTAAATCAATTGATTTCTTAGGTTTGAACACTGTGTTGTTATTTAGTGCTATTGCTTGTTGTTGGAGTAGGAATATAACACCGTTTTTAATATCGTTTAGTAATACTTCATCATCTGTTTCATAAACTTTGAAAATATCAATATCTTTAATATTAACTTCCAATGTATCAAAGATTTGAGGATAGAATTTATCTTTAAATTTAATTGCCTTATCTACATCATTTGTTGATTTTACATATATCCCCTTGCTACTTTTGTAAACTATTAACCCTTTCATATATTAAAATAAATTCATTTGATTTTGCTTTTCTAACTTCTTCTTTAATCGGTATTGTTTTGCTCGTTGTTTATTTTTTTCTCTATATTCAGCATCGTTTTGATAACGTTGCTTTTTATATTGTTTTTGATATTCTGGGTTATCTAATCTCCACTGCTTTTGGTATTGCTTTTGATATTCACGATATTCAACATCGTTTTGATATTGCTTATTATAAACATTTGCATTATTTGTTCTAAATAATCCACTGCGTTTGTCATTTATACATAAATTGTTTATTTTCAATGCTTGTATGATATTGTCTTCATACTGATATGCTTGTTCTTTACTTAATCCGTCCACCAAAACAGTCTTTATCATACTATCCCACTCATCTAAATATGGTTCAATTACTATACCCTTATAATTTGCTTTATTCCACCTCTGACTACATTGCAGTTTACTTATCCCAATATAGTACTTATTGATACTTGGTACTTGGATTGCGTAAACCCAATAACCTTTTACCTCTGGATACTTTCTTTTTCCCATTCTTTCTTTTCATTTTAAGTTTTACTACTTTATTATACAAAATATTTTTGATTCTGTTACAGAATCTGTTAAAAAAATCCAAAACATAAGTAAGTAGAAAAGGATAAAACACTCTAAACGTACTTATAATTTGAATTTTTACTATCTTTGCAACATCAATTAAATAAATTAAAGCAAATGAAGAAAGTAGTTATATGGTGTAGATGTAGCACATCAAGACAAGAAATTGAATCGCAAAGACTTGAAACTGAACGTTATGCAATTGAATTAGGTTATAATAAATCTGAATTTATATACATTGGTAGTGCTGGTGCATCTGCTGTTAAGATAAACGAATTGTACAAAAGAGACATTAACGAGTTGTACTCAATGATAGAAAATGAACAAGTAAAAACTGTAGTAGTTTGGAGTCTTAACAGATTATCAAGAAACGATGTAATAGCAATGGAATTAAAGCAGAAACTTATTACTTATCAAGTCCAATTGCACGTTAAAGAACCAACTATAACACTATTAAATTCAGACGGAACTGTTAATACCGGTGCTGAACTGGCATTTAGTTTATTTGCTACTATGAGTAAACAACAAGCAGATGAACTTAAAGCAAAAGCAAAAAGAGGTAAAGCAAGAAATATTGAAAATCGTTTATACAACGGTGGGAGAGTCCCTTTTGGTTACGTATTAAACGGTAATAAAATAGACATAGATATACCTACTTCTTTAATTATCAAAGAAGCGTTTGAAACATTCTCTAAAGGTGGTATTAGCATTAGGGCATTAGCAAGGGAATATGAAAGCAGAGGTATTAGTAAATTAAATTTCAGTGCATTATATAAAATGTTGTTGAATGAAAATTATTGTAATGGTAAGATATATGAACCTATTATAAGCACAGAACTATTTAATAAAGTTCAACAAGTATTACAAGAAAATAATACTAATATACCTCATCAGTATGTTAATTTTAACTATTGCAACAAGTTGTTAAAATGTAGTTGTGGAGCGAATTACACGAGTACAAGCAAACAGTATTTCTGTAATAGATTGGGTAAAGATGAGTTCAAAGATATTCACCACGACAAAAATATTGCTGTACCTCATTTGGACGGTTTAATTATGATAATTGCACTGCATATAAAATCTAAATTAAGTAAACTTGATATATCCCAAGAAAAGGAAGAAAACTTAAAACAGTCTCAAGCACTATTACAGAAAAATCAAAAAATGATACTTGATAATCAAAAAGTTGAGAGTAAGAAAGAAAGATTAAAAGAACTGTATATCAATGGTGATATAACTAAATCTGACTATGAAAAAAGAAAGAACAACTTAGAAACAGAATACAATGAAAACAATACCAAGATACTTAAATACACGTTAGAAATTGAACGTTTGGCAAAATTAAGAGAACTACCAGACGCCAATGAAATATTCAAACCTCAACACTATATAGATAACTTTGATTATGAGATAGATAAAGAAATAAATAAAATAATTAAACAAGTTATTAGTACTATCACTTATAACGATAATCAAATAACTATAACTGCTGTTAATGGTGATGTATATAATATCATAGTTAAGAAAAGAAACTTTAATATCTTCGAGGACTTAGAAGGGCATATTTTACAATTTCCATTGGTTTACAGAAGTAAAAATCATTCTGCTTTAGTGTATAACGTTAATTCGCACCAGTACGCAAAAAATACCCTCAAATTTCTAAATTCTTAACCTACAATCCTAACTCAATTCTAAAATACGCCCTATAAACTCATTAGAGCGATTCTGGTGGACTTTCTTTATAAAGTGGACTAATTGTATTACTTGTATAGAAATAACGCACCAGAAACGCTTATTTTAATTTTACTTAAAATGAAGTTAGAATGTTTGTTTATTACTTGTAAAATAGAATGGACTATTGTTTGTTATACTTAAAAATACCTCTACAAGTTAATTAGAGAGCGTTACAGACACTTTCTCTATCAAATGGAGTAATTGTATTACCTGTACAGAGATAACGCAGTAGAACGCTTTATTTTAACTTTACCTTAAAAATGGAGTAGTAGTGTTTGTTCATTACTTGCAAATGAGTTGTTATAGTTGCTGTTCATCATCACCAAGTAAAAGCATCAACAGAAGGTTATATGTCTTACTTAAAAAATGAAGTAGTTTTGTTATTGTGTACTTTGTAGGATATCTAAAAACATTAAAACATCATTAAAAAGGAATTCAAGATTTGCAGATTTGCAAATACAAGTTATAAGAACTTAAAGTAATATACTCATGTTATTTTTACTTTTATTATTTTTACTTTTGTTCTTTACTCATAGCTTTAAGTAACTATAGTTATATTATATTATCTTTATAAATATCTTTATTATATCTTTATTATATTACAAAGTAAAAATAGTAAGTTTGTATGGTAAAAATAGTAAATATCACAGTAAAAATAATAAACTGCCATATTAAAATTACTTACTAAAATTACCGAGATACTACTATTTTTACTTACTAAAATTACCGAGATACTACTATTTTTACTTACTAAAATTACTTAGTTATTTACTGTTTTTACTTAGGTAAAATTATTTTTACTTAGTAATTTTGTAACATTTTAAAAAAAAAATTGTACAATTAGATATACTTTCTGAGATTAGGAAGTATTTATAAATAAATAAAACAATAAAAATTTAATATTATGAAGCATTTTAATTATTACTATGAGGACTTCCAAGATGAGAAGTTAAATTTGACAGATAGAGTGATATTATCTATTATCAGTTCATTTAACGAATATACACCATATTATCAAGAATTAAATGAGTTAATAGGTATTACGATATCCAATATTAAACTATCAATTAAAAAGTTAAAAGAACTTAATTTAGTTCAAGGTAATGATAAATTAGAATTAACGAATAAAACACAAGGTAGATATTTTAGGGTAGATATTGAAGCAGGTTTAGACATAAAACAATTATTGGTTAAATCTTACATAATATCATTGCCATATAAAGCATTTTACGGTAGTGTTGAAGCATTAAGTAATGTACTTTCATTATCAATGAAAACAACCTCAAATTTATTAGTTCAAATGACAAAGCAGAGTATATTGTATAGGGATAAATACGGAAAGCGATTTAAGTATTCATTATCAGAAACAGTAATTGAGGGTTTGCAAATTGAAAAAACAATTGAAACACCAACTGTAGAAGAACAAATAATAGAAGAAACACCAACTATAGACGTACAACCAACAACAGACGTAGAAGTATTAAATCAACGCTTAACTAAAGCAAGCGAAATATGTAAACAATTATTCACTGAAAATGAAAAACTAAAAACAGATATAGTATTACTGAATGATATGATAAATACACTGAATAAAAAAATAAATTCACTATATGATAGACAAATGAACTATGTTAATCTATTCCAACCAGTAATAGAGCGTATAGATGAAATAGACAGTGATGTTAATAGTATATATGATTTAACTGATAATATAAGAGCAAAGCAAGAAACTGAATTAGACATGAATATATTAAGGGGGTTAATATAATCTTAATTACTTATAATTCAGTAATATAAGTTGTAGAGATTATAAAAAATTAAAAAAATTAAAAAAAAATTCAATTTAGGTGGATTTTAAATAGCAATAATATCATTATATAAGTGTAAACAATAAAAATTAAATAATATGAAAGGTATTTTAGTTGATTTTGACGGAACGATTTTTAATACGTGGTTGCAACCATATACCCAAGAAAACAAAGGAGTATTAAACTGGACAGAGATTGAAAAGAATATACCTCAATGCCCTTTATACGAAGGGTGGATTGAAGCATTTGAGTACTTGAAAATGAACAATAAACCCATAGGGATTGTTTCACATTGTACTAAAGGGTACATATCTAAAACGCTTAAATATTGGGGTTTAACAGAGGTATTTTCTTGCGTTTTCGGTAGATATGGGAATGGTAGTCGGTACACTGGCAAAGTATCTAAAGATAAGTTAATTAAATTAGCATTAGATACCCCAGAGTTTAGAGGTATGAGAGCAAGAGATGTACTGTATCTTTCAGATCAAGCAAAAGATATGCCAGTAACACGTTTAGCAGGTGCAATTCCTATAGGGTGTACTTGGGGTAGTCATGAAGTTGAACTACTTAAAAATGAGGGTTGTAGATGTATTGACAATCCGTTAGAGTTGATTTTTCTTTAGAAAGTTTGTAACAATTTCACTGTTTTAGTGTATAATGTAATAGACAAAGCAAAAATTTTTTTTTCACATATGTATTTTTTTTAAGAAGACTTGTAGTGCGTATGGTTTTTTACCTACCCAACTACACAGAACCAAATTGCTTGTCGTGATGATAACCAAAGGTTCATTTTTTTTAAACTACATACCGTTAAGGAAACATTAAATTAAGTAATTAAAAAATTAAAGTATGAAGTATAAAGTAAATGATGTAAGTGATAAGAATCGCTATGAAGGTGCAATTGTTTATATTGTAGTTGAAAATGCAGAAGGAAAATTTAACTCAATAGAAATGTCGTATGATGATTATGAGTTTGATTTAATCAAAGATGATACTATTGATACAGATGAATTAAAAGATTATTACTTTAGATTTGAAAAATGGTATGATGAAGTTCGCCCACCTGCAACTGGGCAATGCGTTGACGCACAAGAATGTTATTATATAGTAAGAGACGGTGAAAATCACTGGATGGCGTGTAATCTTGAACAATATAGCAATTTCGGAGGGGCAATAGACGGTTTTAGAGTATTTGATGTTATGTCTTTCAGTGATGAGGAATTAGAAATTATGATGTTTGAAGGGGTGGGTGTTGAGTGGTTTGATGACTGCGAAGGCGATATTGAAGAAGCATTACAGATTTTAGAAGATTATGAATATCATGGTATTTCAAGAGAAAAAATAATAAATCAAATGAAGAAGTTTTTTTTACCATAACATTAAAATTTTATTATTTTTACAGAGCGGTAAGTAAAATTACCGCTTTTTTTTTTATTTTTTTTACTACAACACAGCACTTTTTGAAACTTCAGACTATTTATTTATATAAGGGAAAATTATTTGTTTTTTTCTTTTAAAAAGTGTATATTGTATATATAATAATAAATTAAATAATAAAATAAAGAATATGAATGAAGTAAAGCAATTTTTAACAGCATTAGAGGATTGGTTTTTATCCGACAACGAAATAATGGATATAATACCAACTACAGATGAAATTAAATAACTATTGGATTTACACAATATATGTACCGAGTGTAGAAAAATACTATGTAGGTTGTAGCAGACAATTCCCAGCATACAAGAGGTTTTCAAAAGATAAGTATAAAACTAAGAGCATAAACAAGTATTTAGATGAGTATGAGACTTGGCAGTTCAATATAGTAGTTGATAACCTAAATAAAGTAGAAGCACTACAACTTGAACAAAAAATAATAGACTTCTATAGGAAAAACGATAAACTGATAAATAAAAACAACAGTGGGTATATTACCAAAGATATAAAAGCATATAAACGAGCATGGAGAAATAATAGATACAACAATAAAAATGAATGCTAAGTAAGATTTATAATGAATTAGTAGAGACAAAGTTTGTTGATAGTTATACAAAACGAATGTTAGTAAATAAAGGAGAGGTAGATTTAGACGAAGCAATTCAGTACAATTATCTGCAGATATTTGAATATTTTGACAAGAATAAAGATAAAGCAATAGAAACGTATCAAACAAAAGGTATCAATGGCATAAGACAAATATGTTCTGGTATTATACATCATCAAGTTTGTTCCAAGAACAGTCCCTTCTATGCTCAGTACATAAAGAAAAATACAAAATCTATCATTAAAAGGAGAACTAATGATAAAAAACAAAAATGGAATGAAGTAGAGGGTTGGAACGAAGATAATAATAACGATAATACCACAATAACAGAAGATAGTTATAATGACTTGAAAGAAGAGTTTGACATCAAAAAAGAATCTAACGAATTTGTTTATACTTTCAAGCATTTAAACGAACTTGAGCAATCTATTCTGCTTACTTATATTGAAAATAAGACATATACAGCAACAGCAAAAAAAATGAACATATCAACACCTGTACTCCGAAGAATAATAGAGAAGATTAGACTAAAATATAAGAATAAATATAAGGAACTATACGGTGAATAATTAAATAAATAATAATCAATTATGAATTTTTTAAGGACGACAGTAATAAACATAGAGAATAACCTACACTATTTAATAACTTGGGTTTTCAATTTAATACATACAACTATAGATTGCTTTAGTGCTATCATTGAACAATGGGTAGTTGAAGAAGATATAGAAGTAGAACAAGACAATAACAGAGGTAAAAAGATTGGATTCTAATGGTATTTAATCTATTTTTAATAAGCATCATAGTTGTTTGCATCGTGGATATATCTGGTTTTGTAGATACGGTTAAATCAACTATAAGTAAAATCTTAACAAATGGTAAATTCAAGACAGCAGACTATCAATTAAAACCTTTTGACTGTAGTTTATGTATGACTTTCTGGATTGGGTTAATTTACTTAATTATCTATCATCAATTAACACTGCTAAATATAAGTATATTATTACTAATAGCAGTAAGTACACCGATTATCAACGATGTAATAAGACTTATACAAGACATAATAACTAAGTTAATAAATATCATATATAGAAAAATAAATGAATAAACAGATATACAGCGAATTACAGAAAATTGAAAAACATTTGTACACAGCATACCAAGCAGACTATATAATAGGTATGACAAGTACAGAAGTTGAAATACTTTTTAATTCTTACAATAAGTTATTTAATAAATCAGAAAATAGTAAATCTTGTACAAAATGTAGGTTAAGGTTAGCAAAACTAATATACCCAATGTACAATGAATACAAAAAAGAAAAAGAACTAAATAAAAAAGAAACTAAGAAAACTACTAAATCGAAGAAACAGAAATAGTTATATTTTTATTAAAAAGAGATATGGCAGGGAAAGGTTATCCAAAAAATAATTATCCAATGGACGATATTGTAGAATTTGCGGTAATGTGTTTTCGCAATGGAGAGTTTAAAACAACAATTTTTAAAAAAGTTAATACTAAATGGGGTGTGCATTATGACCATTGGCAGAAGCAAGTAATGCCGTTAGTGAAACAAAAAATAAAAGAGGAAACAGATATATATACCGAATTGGAGAAAGAAATGCAGATAGTACGCTTACAAGAATTATATAATGAATGTAAATCTAAAAAACAGTATGCTAATGCGTTAAAAGCATTAACAGAACTAAATAAAGTCTTGGAAGTGGGTAAAGAGAAAATAGATATAAATAATAAGATAATTTATGAGTTAGAAATTTAATGCAGGTTGTTAAAATAAAAACAAAACCACTGTTTAAATGGCAAATAGATACAATAAACCTATACGACAAACACAGACAAGACAGCGTGATAGTAATTAAATCACAACGTCAGGTAGGGAAAAGTTATTGTTTAAAAATCTTAGCGTTAAAAGAGTGTATCAATTCTTATAACAGAAACGTAATTATTATTTGCCCAACCTATAATATATGTAGGAAACAATTTTTGGAGATTGAAAAAACGGTAAAGAAACTACCAGTAATAAAATCAATAAACGCAAGTTATTTTGAAGTTCAATTTACCAACGGTTCTATCTTAAAATTCAAATCTGCTGAAAGTAAAGATAATTTAAGAGGGGAAACGGCACATCTATTGATTTTTGATGAAGCATCGTTTATATCAATGGAAACTGCGATAGAATGTTTTGCATACACAAACGTAACAAAAGGTACAATTATAATCTGTTCAACACCAAAGTTTAAAGACAATAATAACTTCTTCTATAAGTATTACAGACAAGCGTACCTAAAAAAGAAAGGATATTATTTAATAGATTACACAAAATATGACACTAGTGATTTATTAAGCGAAGAAAAACTACGAATCTATAAAGAAACTATGCCAACAAACATATTTAACTGTGAAATTTTAGGTAATTTTATAGAAATCAACAGTTCAGTTTTTGGTGAATTTTCAAAAGTGATAAACAATAATCAACCATTTTATAATCAAACTTTTGTAGGAATTGACTTTGCAACTGGTGTAAATAATGATGAAACAGCGATTTGCGTATTCAATGAACATAAAGAAATGGTAGCATTACACCATTTTAACGATAAAGACAGCGTTGAAACGGTAGGATATATTATAAATTTATTCATAGACTACAATGTAGAAAAAGCAGTAATTGAAACAAACAGCATAGGGAGGGTGTTTTTAGATTTAATAAAAAAAGAAATATCAAAAAGAAATTTAAAAGTACAACTCATTCCATTTACCACTACAAACTCAAGCAAGAGAGAAATAATACAAAACTTACAATTACATATACAGAACGAAACTATATCATTACTTGATGATATGACTTTAAAATTGCAACTTGCAAACTTTTCCATTAAATCAACTCCCAGTGGGTTAATCACTTATGGAAACAGCAGTGATACAATCCACGATGATACGGTAATAGCAACAGCACTTGCACTACATGCCTTTAAGTCTGGTGGTTATGCCGTTAGGTAAAAAATAATTAAGTGCTTCAGTAACAATCCGTTGAAAAAGTTGTATAATGAAGTATAATTAAAAAAGTATATAGAATTATGGCAAATAAAAGGAAATACCCAGAGGTTCAAGGTTATTGGGTATATAGTATAAAGATACCTTCAAATAACAAGTACTACATTGGTGTAAGCGGTGCTAAAAAATGTTGTCAGAGATTTGCAAAGAATAAGTATGAAACTTGTTCACTCAACCAATATTTAAATGAATGGGACTCAATGGAGAAGACTGTGTTAGTAGATAATCTAACAAAAGAACAAGCATATCAATACGAAGATAACATTATAAGAGCGTTAAAAATGAATAACCTTTGCATCAATGAACAAATAAGTGGTTTAATTGAAGCAAATGATATAAATGCTTATAAAAGGGAATACCGAAAAAATAATACTGAATATAGAGAACGACAAAACCAAATAGTAAAGCAGTGGAGATTAAATAACCCAGAATATAAAAAACAACGCTATCAAAACGATGCTGAGTACAGAGAACGTACCAAGCAACAAGTAAAACAATACCAATTGGAAAACAAAGAACAAATAAACGAGAAACGAAGACAACGCTATCAAAACGATAGTGAGTTTAGAGAAAAAAAACGAGAATATGATAAGCAACGCTACGAGCGTAAGAAATTAGAAAAACAACAAATCAATAATTGATATATTTAATTTTAAAATGAATTGGAACGAAATAACATTTGAACAGTATTTAACAATCAACGAAATCAACGAAAGAGAAGATACAGAATACAACAAACTACTAGATATAACAGCAGTTGTAAATAATGTAGATGTTGAAGACATAACAATAAGTAATTTTAAACAATACGCAGAAAACATTAAATTCATAACAGAAGATATACCAGTGGTAGAGATTAAAGATGAATATGATAGTTATACACTACATAAAGAACTATCACAGATGAGTATGCAACAGTATATGGATTTTACCAATTACGCAAAAGCAAACGATTACGCAGGAGTATTAAGTGTATTTTTAATTCCTATAGGTAAAGAATACAATAAAGAATACAATATTGATGATGTAAGAGAATATATATATTCAATGCGATGTACAGATGTTTTAAGTATTTACAGTTTTTTTTTGCTTCAATCCACAATGTATATAGAGCATTTCCGAGAATCTTTGAAACAGAAACAACAGAAGATATTGAAGGAGAGGAAGAAGGAAAGAAGGAAGCAGATGAATTGGATTCAAATTTATCAATTGTATCGCAGATATGTAGCGTGTTTAATTTATCATATTTACAAATCTTGGAAATGAGTTATTTAGAAGTGTTATATCTGTTTGATTGGGTGGTGCAAAAAAATAATAAAGAGATGAAAGCGATAGAGAATCATACCGTAGTAGATTAACAAATACTACGGTTTTTTCTTTTGTATATTTTTATTAAAAAAGAATGGCAACAACAAATGAGTACGTAATCAGCATAGAAACATCCAAAGCGACTAAAAATACCAAATCCTTAAAGCAAGAAATCAAGGAGTTGAAAGAACAACTATACCAACTTGAAGAAGGAACAGATGATTATAATAAAGTCATGGACGAACTCGCACAGAAACAATTTCTTGTTAAAGATACACAAGAAAAAGTTAATCTGGCTGCTAGTGATTGGGGACAACGTTTAGCGAATGCGACAAGAGCGATGAGTGGGGCAGTAGGAGCAGTACAAACTTATGCTTCTGCAATGAATTTACTTGGTGTTGAAGTCAATGAAGACAGTAAACTAATGGAAAAATTAGTTGCTTCAATGGCATTGATACAAGGAATATCCGCAGTTGAAAATTCAATTGATGCGTTTAGAGCGTTAGCGAAAGAAATTAAATTAGCAGGTGGTGCAGTTGGAATGTTAAAGAAAGCATTAAATACATTAAAAGCACACCCAATAATAGCGATAGCAAGTGCAATAACAGCAATTGGAGTAGGAATAAATCAAATCTATAAAGCAGAACGAAAAGAACAAGCAGAGAAGAATTATAATGCAGTTAATCCATTATTGGAAAATAGCGTAAATAAAATTGAAAATATTGAAAATGACTACGAAATTAAGGTATTACAAGCAAGAGGAGCAACTGAAGAAGAAATCTATAATAAGAAAGTTGAATTGCTTAAAAAGTACGAAAAGGAATACAGAGGTGCTTTAGAAGCAAACGCAAATCAATATCATACATACACAGATGAGTTAAAAGAACAAGCAGATGTACAAGCAATAGAATCCCAAAAAATAGTTGAAAAGAAAAGGCAACAAATAACAGAAGAAGGAAAAATATTAAAGATTAAGAAAGAACAAGCAGAATTAGATAAGCAAGCAGAGAAAGCAGAAGAAGCAAGACAAAAAGCGTTAGAGAAACAAGAAGAAATACAAGAGGAAATAAAGCGAAAGCAAGAGGAAAGACAAGCAAAAGAAGAAGAATACAATAGAAGTAAAATAACACCAATAGAGCAAGAAGAATATAACAATGAAGTAGATTATATTAAGCAATATAAAGATGAGATACAATATAAGGAAAAATTATTAAAATTATCACAAGATGAGATAGAATTAAAAATTAAAGAGTACGAGCAACAAGGATTTGATTTTACGCAAACCAAAGAATACTATGATATGAAGTTGCAGTATATCAAAGATGAAATAGCGTTAGAAAAACTAAGAGAAGAAACAAGAGTAAAACTAATTAAGCAAGAACAAGAAATATCAAGTAAACAAGAAAATTTTAATGTAGATTTAGAGTACAACCAAGCAAGACAAAACGCATTTAATCAATATAAAATAGATGATACTGCTTCATTAGATGTACAAATACAACAAGCAAATAAACTATCAGAAGCACTACAACAAATTGAAAGAGATAAACAAGACAAATTATATCAAATTCAATTAGAAGGTATAGAGAAACAATTAGCGTTATTAGAAACAAAGAAAGAAAAGGGATTGATAACAGAGAATGAATATAAAGATGAAATGATTTCAATTAACGCTGAAAAACTATCAGTACTACAAGAACTATCAAATAAAGAAATTGATATAGAGAAACAAAAAGGAGAAGAATTAAAAGAAGTTCAAGAACTAATAAAACAACAACAACAAGAATTAGTAGGTGCTATAGGTAATTTACTTGGTGGTATTGCTGATAACCTAAGCGATGATACAGAAGCATATAAGCATTTGAAAGCGAGTGAAGCAATTATAAATACGTTATCAGCGAGTGTTGCAACATTTAGTGGCATTACAAGTTCAACTTCAGGGTGGGGGTTGGCACTCGCAATAGCACAAGCGAGTGCAGTAATTGCGACAGGCATGAGTACTGTAAAGCAGATTTATAGTGTAAACACTAAGGGCAAAAACTCAACGAATTATAGTTTAAGTAGTAGTGCGTCTAATGCTTTGAACAAGAATTACAGCAATATGAGACTCACAGACGGTTCGGGGGCAGAAGTGAATCTTGGAGATAGTATAGGTAAATCACTACAACAAGTTAAAGTAGTTGTTTCTGCTAGTGAGATAACAAACGTTCAGAATGGTATGAAGAGAGTCCAAGTTTCAAATCAATTCTAAACAATATTTAAGAGTGGTAAATAATTTACCACTTTTTTTGTAACAATTCTTTTGAAAAGTTGTATGTAACTATAGAATTAAAAATTATAGAACTATGGGAAAAAGAAGGTATCCAAAAGTAAGTGGTTATTGGGTTTACGTTATACAAATACCAAGTATATGTAAATTTTATGTTGGTGTTTCAAAACGACAATGTTATCAGCGTTGGAAAAAATCAGAGTATAAAAGTTGTTTACTTAAAGAGTATATCAGTGAGTGGCAAGATATGAATAAAAACGTTATACAAGATAATTTAACTCGTGAGGAGGCATTACAGTTGGAAGATGCACTTATTCAAGTATTAAGTAGGTACAATTTATGCATCAATGAACAGCGAAGTGGACTTATTAAAGTAAGTGATGTAAATGCTTATAATAGAGAAAAAAGAAAACAACACTCTGAAAAATACAATGAGAACCGAAGACAACGTAATGCAAACGATGCTGAGTATAGAGAACGAAATAAACAACGAAGTAAGCAATGGTGGGAAAACAATAAAGAACAAATAAACGAGAACCGAAGACAACGCTACCAAAAGAAGAAGTTAGAACGTGAACAAACCTCATTACAATAGTAGTGAGGTTTATTTTTTATATATTTTAATATAAAAGGAAATGGATATGAATTTACCAATATACGATATAACATTAAGCGATTTAACAGACGGCATACAATGCGTTAGTATAGTAGAATACCCAGCAATGGAAACCGATTTACTTTATTTTGAAAAACAAGATAAGAAATTAAATTTTAGCATTCAATCAGAACACTGTATAATGGGAGTGTTAATTAAAGCAGATACACCGATATACAGATACGATGTAAGAATGGGTGAATACTATGTTAATTTCACTAAGGAAGTAATCAAGGAATTAGCAGAAAAGTATGTAAGCGATAACCTATTAAATGCAGTATCTTTACACCACAACGG